CCATACATTGGAGTAGCAATAAACAGTTTGTGTTTTTTTAATTCTTCAATGTTAACTTGAATTTCCATAATGTATCCATAAAATAAAAAAGAGGAGAGATACTAATATATATCTCTCCTCAACTAGTGAACCTAACTTAAATTAGGCAAATGCACGCTCACCTTGTGAACGGAGAGCAGCGATACCAGCAGCAACGATACGCTTCGTTGGTGAACCTAAGCGATAGAAAGAAACTTTATCGCCATTGCTATTGATACGGCTGTTCAAATAGATTGTATGACCTTCATTACGCAATTCATTGATAGTAGCGGAAGGATTTGCTACACCAAATACAGATTGCATTTTCTGTGTGGTCAACGTGTTATAAGAACCTTCTTTTGACAAATATGCCAATACTTTTGCTTTTGCAGACATTGTAAAACTCCATAATTAAAAAAATGAACCATGATTTCGAGAAATCTGAGAGATGGTTCCACTCTCAAGATGCATCCATAATAACAAATTCTAATGAATAAGTCAAGCGTTTTATGGCAGACTTATTCACAATTGCCTGTTATTACATTTGAATATCGCCTGTGGGTGTTTCTTCAGGCAAAGTAATTGTTTCAATGGTTTGTGCCATCAATGTTTCGGTATTGGCACCAGCATCAACTTTGGTGTAAAGGTCAAGAAAAGACATTTTGGTATCATCATCAAAACGATTTAAGCACAACTCAATTGCTTTCATACGATTACCGAATACACCATAAGTCTTACTGATATGTACCAAACGGCGGGTAGAAATCACTTCATCAACTCCGCCTTCTACAAAGGTTTTACGAATTACATCAGCCCAAGTTACCAATTTCTCGGCGAATTCATCATCGGCTTTACCGTGAGAAATCAATTCTTTTTTGATAATCTTACGCTCAACGGCAACTGGTGGCCAATCTTGTTCGTAGGTATTTAAGAATCTTTCCAAGAAAGCTTCGTTAAGAATATTGGTGAACATATAACGACCATCATCTGAACCTTTACCTTTAGTATTAGCAGTAGCGATGATAGTAAAACCTTCAGCAGGTGCAACCATTTCATTTTTCTTTTTGAGCAAGAATGGTTTGCCTTCAAGCACACGCTGTAAGCAGGAAAGATTTTGAGCACCATAATCAATTTCATCAACGCAAAGTACCGCACCTTGACGAGCAGCTACGGTGACGGGCCCATCTCGCCACTCCATTTGACCATTAATCAAAACAAAGTTACCAAGTAAATCTGATTCATCGGTTTCTGGTGTCATTGATACGCAAACGAATTTACGACCTAGTTTAGCACAAGCCTGTTCAGCAGACATTGTTTTACCATTACCTGAATGACCAGTAATAAAGATTGGATAGAATTTCTTACTTGCAATAATCGAAAGCAAGTCATCAAAGTTACCAAACGGTACATAATTTTTGTAAACAGCAGGAACCAAATTTTCGGTTTCAAGGTCAGTAATAACATTAGTGATACGATTACCACTTGGTATAATCTTTTTCTCTGGCATTTTCATAACTTGTGCTGACATATCAATTGTTTCAGCAACTGGTGCTGATGTTGCCAAACCTGGCACTTTATATAGACCACGACCAATACGGTTCGATTCATCTTTAGTGAACCATTGTGCGCCTGAAATACCTAATTTAGCACAAATAGTTTTAATCTCTGATTTTGTAACGGTGCTTTGGCCAGTAGCAACCAACATAGCACTAAACTTTTCTTTTAACTCAACACGATTATTACGCATAATATAAACTACCTTTCCATTTTTCACTAGATACTACCATTATATCATAACCCAAAAGCATTGTCAACCACTTGTTGTGTGGAAACAACAGCCTTAGGTCGCAATGCCATCAATGAACCTAGACACCATTACACGGCTAACTGCCTTCTTTTTGTTCATTTTCATAAATGCCGTTTTCAACTTACTTGCCGTAACGGCACCAGAAACAATCAACTCCTCATCTTCAATTTGCAATTCATTACCGCCAGGCAAAATGAAGAATGTATCATAACCTTTATTGTAAGATTGCAAGAATTTTTCACTTTGTAATTGTTTTGCCAAACCTTTAACATATTCAGATTTGTGTATTTGAATAAAACGGGCATTAACATCATTTGCAAATACTTGCTCACGAACCGTTTTACCATTCTTGTCAATATACTTGTTAGTAATACCGTTACGAACATCACGGCTTTGACCTGCAATAAAGAAACCAAAAATCTTGGCACCAGTCTTTGCTTTGAACCAGTCAAAAATACCGACACGCAAACCATCTTCTACATTATAATAACTGTCATTGATACAGGATTCTACTTTAACTTGCATTTTAGAATCACGGTCTTTGATATACACATTATCATTTTTTGGATTAAATGAGCGAGGACGAATAATCTTTTCAACTGGTTTATTTTCCCAATCATATGGTTCCCGTTCTTGCATTACTACATTAGAATTATCAGCATCACCATCATGGACAACTACAAGATTAACCATGTCAAGGTTATTCACTTTACGAAACTTTTGAGTAATTGGTTCAAGAGCAACCATCGCCTGAATCAAAGGAGTATTACCAAGAGATTCAGCATGAGGGCGACCAATGCCATAACGACCACGAGCATTCTCGGCATATGAATCACGCAAAGCAATCATATTACGGATTGAGTTATTGTATTCCATATTACTCATTTTAGAATTCAAATACTCACGGAGAAATACTGTTTCCCATGCGAACTCATTTAAGCCAGGAGTAAAACCTCTTTCAATTTTTTGGCCAGGATAATCTACATGACGACCATCATTAGCATCACCGAAGCCATATACTACAAAAGGAATATTCACTTTACGGCAGAACATGGTAAGAACCAAAATCTGTTCAATAGAACCTGACATATTACGGGACATGGAACCAGAGCGGTCAAGTAACAAGACCAGACCATGAGATTTACCCTTAGGGATTTTCATCATCTTTTTAAAGATATTATCTTCTACTTGGTATTTGTATAAACGATTGATATCAATATCACCAGTATTAGACACTTTAGCCTTTGCATAAGCACGAGCAGCTTTCTTCATTTCAAATTCTTTTGCCAACAAACCAACATAACGGTCATTCTTTAATTTGAATTCTTTTACTTTTTCAGTATATTGTTTCTCAAAGCCTTCAGACCTATGCTCAGAGGTTCTAACAAAGTAATATTCACTCAATATTTCCTGAACCCGTTTAGCAGGTGTTACGATAGCATCAAGGTTAGGTTGAGGGATTTTACCATAAACATAATTCTTGGATTCTGCCGATAACAAACTGGTTTCATTCTTACGGAAGTTTTCATCTGTTTCACAAGTAGGTTCAAACTGGTCATAGTTAGAAGCTTTAGAATCTTTATCACGGTTTAAACTTGTGCCGTTTTCTTCGCCTTCTTGGCCATCGCCATCTTCACCATCATTATTAGATTTTTCTTCAGACTTGTTGCCTTGTTTTTCGCCTTTGCCATCGGTGTCGGTATCTTCATCATCTGAATAACCATCACCATCGCCTTCTTCATCGGAATCACCATCATAATCGGAATCAGAAGGTTCATAACCATCACCATCTTCACCGTCATCACCTGATTGTGATTCAACCATGGAGGCAAGTGCTTGTTGCATGGTTTCAAACTGTTCATTTTTTGAATAATTGAATACTGCTTTAGTAACCCGTAAAACATCTTCCCATGTTTCACAAGCTTCAACTTGATTAACCAGTTTTTGTTCTTCAGGTGAAAATAATACTTTAGTAAGACCTGCCGATTTAGTATAGATATTCAATCGGTCAATAAATGACATTGTATTAACATTTCGGTTTGTAATGCCAAAGAAATCACGGTCTAAAAGGTTCTGATAACCTTTAGAGAATGAGGTACGAATACCAGGAAATTTGCGTTTAACTTTTTTCTCAATGCGAGCATCTTCAACTACATTCAAGAAGCCTTTGTATTTACGACCAAGAGTGGACACGGCATCATGCCAACCTTCAGCAGGTGTATAGAGTGCATGGCCAACCTCATGACCCATAAGCAAATCATATAATGCACCTGACATATCTTGCCAGATTGGACAATATAGAATACGATTCTTAGGGTCGAATTTTGCGGTACTGAGCTTTTGATGCTCAATAGTTAAATTTTCGGTGGCAAGTAATTTCGCTAATTGTGATTTTGATTCTACTGTAAATGCCATATAGTCTTTCTAATTAATATACAACCATTATACACGAACCACTAGGAATGTCAAGCCTTGGTGTTGTATGGAAACAACGATGTAAGCTCTTGTTTTAATTGAGGATTTTTCATAACCTCATGTAGGATATGACCCGCACCGTGGCATTGAAAGGCACGGAGAACATCGGCAACACAGGAATAAAAATGCATTTCTTCCTGTTCTAATAGTGTGTGAGAGTAATCTTCAATCATGAGGCTATGATAACACACCTAGATTAAAATTGAGGCAATTATTTTGATAACAAACCAAGAATGCCTAGAAATGTAAACATAGTCTTTGTAGTTGGAGCGGTGGCCTTGAGTTGCACAAGGTTAATTAAACGGGAAGTCCAACTTGTTCTACAACCCACCGCATATTCAATACTATAACATTATATATGTAACTTGTCAAGCGTTTTAACGGCAAAAGTT